ACGAGATGCTCCGCAAGCTGTGCGGGTTGCACTAATTTTGTTATCCCGAGGATTTTAACAGAACCCCTTGATTTTACCAAGGTGATGTGACCATCCTCGGGATAACTATTTTTTCGGGGTAATCCTGATTATCCTGAATTCGGAATAATCAGGACATGAGCATCGCGGGCAAGCGCGAAGGGCTGGACGGCAACCGCTCCGGCCTTTTTTATGAAGCCGTCCGAATCATCAAGGAAATGAGGTGCGCCACCAATGGCAAATATCCAAGATACATCGTGTGGGAGAACGTCCCCGGAGCATTCTCCTCAAACAAAGGAGAGGACTTCCAATGCGTCCTCGAAAGCGTCTGCCGCATCGCAGACGAAACCGTATCTGTCCCTTCGCCTAAGAAGTGGCAGAGCGCGGGAAGCATCGTGGGAGACGGTTACTCCGTTGCCTGGAGAGTGCTTGACGCTCAGTATTGGGGAGTTCCCCAGAGAAGAAAGCGCATCTACCTTGTCGCAGATTTTGCAGGCGGGAGTGCCGGAAAAATACTATTTGAGTCAGAAGGCGTGTCTGGGTATTCTGCGGAGGGCTTCCGCGCGTGGCAAGGAGCTGCCGCTGATGCTGGCGAGGGCTTTGGAGAGACAGGCACTTTCTGCCTGAACGACCAGGGCGGGCAGCGGATGGACTTGACCGAGGATGTGACGAACACGCTCCGTGCGGAAAGCCATCATCCTCCGCTTGTATTTGAGAACCACTCGCAGGATTCCAGGTACACGGGACCGCTCGATGTGGCGCAGACCGTCCTTTCCACCTTCGGCACGGGCGGCAATAACCAGCCCTTCGTGGTGGAGACGCCGAAAACGCTGAAGATTCGTTCCGGCTGCGAGGGCGGCGGCAAGGGACCGCTCATCCAGGACGATAAGTCCGCAACGCTCGGATGCAACAACGATCAGACGCTTTTCGTGCCGTCCGTGTTCGGCATCTGCTCCAAGGACAGCAACGCCATGAAGTCCTCCAATCCCCACAGCGGGATATACAAAGCGGAGACTTCACGGACGCTGGATGCGAACGGCGGCAATCCGTCCTGCAACCAGGGCGGCATGGCTGTCGTGGCTCTTGAGGGCAACGGCGCAAGGCCGTCCCATAAGGGCAGCGGATACTCCGAGGACAACGTCAGCTTTACGCTGAACGCAACGGAGCAGCACGGCGTGGCTTACGGCATCGACAGAGCTACCTATAACATGGGGCAGAATGCGCAGTTCGGGATCGCGGTCGAGGAGGAAGTCGAGCCTACGATGGTGGCGAAGGGACCGGGCGCGGTGGCGCATCCCGTCTATACCACGAGCAAGAATTCCTATCATATGGAAGCCGAGGAGGACGTGGCGAACACGCTGGTCGCTACGGATTACAAGGATCCACCGACTATCTCGGAAGAACCGTACTACATTGTCCGCAGGCTCACGCCGACCGAGTGCGCAAGGCTGCAGGGCTTCCCGGACTGGTGGTGCGATGATCTCGGCACGGCAAAGCCGTCCGATGAGGAACTGTACTATTGGTACAAGGTGTTCGAGACATGGCGGCTGGCAACCGCTCCCGACAGCAAGCCCAAGACTTCAAAGCAGATAAAGAAGTGGCTTGCCAATCCGTATTCCGATTCTGCGGAGTATAAGATGTGGGGCAACGGCGTGGCTCTGCCGTGCGTGGTTTTCGTGCTTTCGGGCATTGTGTATTACTCACAGTTTCCGACCGAATAATCCGGCGGTAATTCTACAGAGAAAAATCCGATATTCGCTTGCTATTCCGGGCTTTTAGAGTGATGTATATACACGCCGAAAGGCACAGAAAACAAGCGAAAACGGAGGTAAACGCAATGCAAGTAAAGTACAACGTAACAGGCGCAAAGCGCAAGGAACTGGTAAAGGTCATCGCCGACACCACGGGAGCGAAGGCAGAGTACAAATTCATGCCGACCTGCAACTACGAGATCGACTACTTCACGGTCACCAAGGACGGAACGCTCCTCTTCGATGACCGCGCCGACAGCGAGGAGGTAGAGCAGGTGCTTGAAGCCATCGCTGCCGCGGGTTTTGAATGTGAGCCGCAGGACGGCGCGGACTCGGAGGTCGAGGAAGAATCCGAAACCGAGGACAGCGCGGCACAGGCCGCCGCAGAGGGGCTTACGGTGGCGGTTCCGAGGGACAGCCTTTCGGACGCAGCCCTTGAGAACCTTCAGAGGATCGTGGATTCCAAGGCGGCGCTCATCAAGAAAGCCATCGGCACAGACAGCCTTCCGATTGAGGTGACGGACGAGAAGGTATCCTTCCCTTGGTTCACGGAGATGGACGGCGATTCCGCAAAGGCATATATGCACCTTGTTTCCGCACTCTGCGAGATGGCGAGGAACGCCAAGCGCGTGACCGCCACGGAAAAGGAAGTGGACAACGAGAAGTACGCATTCCGCTGCTTCCTCCTGCGGCTGGGCTTCATTGGCGCGGAGTACAAGGTCGAGCGGAAAATCCTGCTGAAGAACCTCACGGGTTCCTCGGCTTTCAAGAACGGAGGTGCCGACCATGAGATTTCCGAATAAAGAAACGGTAGAGCGTATCCGCAGGGAGTACCCTGCGGGCGCACGGGTGGAACTGGTGCGGATGGAGGATGTGCAGGCTCCGCCTGTCGGAACGAAAGGCACCGTCCTCGGCGTGGACGATACCGGCTCCCTCCTCATGCGGTGGGACACGGGCAGCGGACTGAACGTGGTCTACGGCGAGGATATCGTGAAGAAACTCGCCACGGTCACGACCGTCTGCTACGGCGAGAAAAAGGTATGGGATTCCCGCAAGGAAGCCGCCGACTTCTTCCTGCAGGCCATCGCGGGAACGGAAGGCGCGGAGTGCGAACGCTATACCACGATTTATACAAAGCTGGTATCGGGATTGGAGGTGTGCAGCGATGACGCAGACGATTAAGGAGCAGATTCTCGCCATCCGCGACACGGGGCTTACAAATATGTTCGATGTGAACATGGTGCAGAGACTTGCCTACGAGCGTGATTTCTACGAACTGGTCACCTATCTGGAGGAGCATCGGAAGGAATACGTCCGCTTCATCCTGACCGGCGAAGAGGAATAATATACACAGTTTCCACCTCGGATATTTGTGTAGATTATGGCTCGGAAAACCGCAGAAATGACTTGCTATTATGTGCCTTTAGAGTGATATATGTACATACCGAAAGGCAAAGAAAACAAGCGAAAACGGAGGACAAAGACCATGACGATCAACGATGCAATGAGAACCTACAGACTGCCGAATCCCACCACGCCGGAGAATTTGGAATGCAGATGGAGCAAGCTGCTGACCTTCGGAGACAAGGTGGTCATCGCGGGATACTTCTACAACGGGCAGAACAAGCCCTGCTACTTCGGAGCAACCTACGAGTTCCTTGACGATGACCATACCTGCGAAGGAACCATCGGGCTGCGCGCGGCAAGCGAGGTTGAGTTCGGGGATGACGGACACGCCATAGCCTGGGCGATGCAGCAGTAAACACAAAAAGCAAATAACCGAAGGGACGGGCCGGAAGGCTCTGTCTCTCGTACAGAAAGAGTAAAGGACGGCTTGCCATTGGCAGGTCATTTTTTATGCCATTTTGGAGGTGGTGAGAGTGCGAAAACTGAAGAAATACAAGCCCACCGAGTTCATGGCGAAGACATCTCACTACGATAAGGAAGCCGCCGACTACGCCGTCATGTTCATCGAGTCGCTCTGCCACACCAAAGGTACATGGGCGGGTAAGCCCTTTGAACTGATCGACTGGCAGGAGCAGATCATACGGGACATATTCGGAATTCTGAAACCGAACGGCTATCGGCAGTTCAACACGGCGTATATCGAGATACCGAAGAAACAAGGCAAGTCGGAGCTTGCCGCGGCGGTGGCGCTCCTGCTCCTCTGCGGTGACGGCGAGGAACGCGCCGAGGTGTACGGATGCGCCGCAGACCGCAACCAGGCAAAGATCGTATTTGATGTCGCTGTGGATATGGTGCGTTTCTGTCCGGCTCTCACAAAACGGGTGAAGATACTGGAATCGCAGAAGAAGCTCGTGTATAAGCCGACCAATTCATCCTATCAGGTGCTTTCGGCGGACGTGGCGAACAAGCACGGTTTCAACACGCACGGCGTTATTTTCGATGAGCTGCATACCCAGCCCAACAGAAAGCTTTTTGACGTCATGCTCCAGGGTTCCGGCGATGCGAGGATGCAGCCGCTTTATTTCCTGATCACCACGGCGGGCAACGATACGAATTCCATCTGCTACGAGGTGCATCAGAAAGCCCTGGACATACAGGCGGGACGGAAGGTCGATCCGACATTCTATTCCGTCATATACGGCGCGGCGGAGGACGAGGACTGGACGGACCCGGCGGTCTGGAAGAAAGCCAATCCCTCCCTTGGCATCACGGTCGGCATTGATAAGGTGAAAGCCGCCTGTGATTCCGCAAAGCAGAATCCCGGCGAGGAGAACGCTTTCCGTCAACTGCGTCTGAACCAATGGGTGAAGCAGTCGGTCAGATGGATGCCGATGGACAAGTGGGACGCCTGCGCGTTCCCCGTTTCCGAGGACGATCTGGAAGGCCGAATCTGCTATGGCGGGCTTGACCTTTCAAGCACCACGGACATCACGGCGTTCGTGCTGGTGTTCCCTCCGCAGGACGAGGGGGACAAATACAGTATCCTTCCATATTTTTGGGTGCCGGAGGAGACGCTCGACCTTCGTGTGAAGCGAGACCATGTTCCCTACGACCTTTGGGAGCGGCAGGGGCTTCTCATGACCACGGAGGGGAACGTGGTGCATTACGGCTACATCGAAAAGTTCATCGAACGGCTCGGTGAGCGTTTCAACATCCGTGAGATCGCCTTCGACCGATGGGGTGCGATACAGATGGTGCAGAACCTTGAGGGCATGGGCTTCACGGTCGTTCCGTTCGGACAGGGCTTCAAGGATATGTCCCCGCCGACCAAGGAACTGATGAAGCTGACCTTGGAGGAGAAAATCGCGCACAGCGGTCATCCCGTCCTGCGCTGGATGATGGACAACATCTATATCCGCACCGATCCCGCCGGAAACATCAAGGCAGACAAGGAAAAATCGACAGAGAAGATCGATGGCGCGATTGCGACCATCATGGGGCTTGACCGTGCCATCCGCTGCGGGAACGACACGGGCGAAAGCGTATACGACACCAGAGGGCTTCTGGTGTTTTGAGGAAGGAGCGTGATGAGAAATGAGTATATTTTCGGGGCTGTTCAAATCGAGGGACAAGCCTGAGAACAGGACGCCGGGCAGCAGCTACGCATTCTACCTGGGCGGTTCTTCCTCCGGCAAGCTGGTGACCGAGCGGAGCGCGATGCAGATGACAGCGGTTTACGCCTGTGTGCGTATCCTGTCTGAAGCCATCGCGGGACTGCCGCTCCATATGTACCGCTACAAGGAGGACGGCGGTAAGGAGAAAGCCATCGACCATCCGTTATACCTTCTGCTCCATGACGAGCCTAATCCGGAGATGAGTTCATTCGTGTTCAGGGAAACGCTGATGACTCATCTTTTGTTATGGGGCAACGCCTATGCGCAGATCATCAGGAACGGCAAGGGGCAGGTCGTAGCTCTGTATCCGCTGATGCCGAACAAGATGACCGTCAACCGCGATGCGAACGGACAGCTTTATTACCAGTACCAGCGTTCATCCGATGAAGCGCACACCATGAAGGGCGATTCGGTGATCCTCCGTCCGTCCGATGTGCTGCATATTCCGGGGTTGGGTTTTGACGGGCTTGTGGGGTACTCGCCGATTGCGATGGCGAAGAACGCCATAGGGCTTGCGATAGCGACCGAGGAGTACGGCAGCAAATTCTTCGCAAACGGCGCGGCTCCGAGCGGCGTGTTGGAGCATCCCGGCACGATAAAGGACCCGTCCCGCGTAAGGGAAAGCTGGCAGCAGACCTTCGGCGGCTCGGCGAACAGCAACAAGATAGCGGTGCTGGAAGAGGGCATGAAATACACGCCTATTTCCATATCGCCGGAGCAGGCGCAATTCCTCGAAACGCGCAAGTTCCAGATAAACGAAATAGCGAGGATTTTCCGGGTGCCTCCGCACATGGTGGGCGATCTGGAAAAGAGCAGCTTCTCCAACATCGAGCAACAGAGCCTTGAGTTCGTGAAGTACACGCTCGATCCCTGGGTGGTCAGATGGGAGCAGTCGATACAGAGGACGCTCCTTGCTCCCGATGAGAAAAAGACCTACTTCGTGAAATTCAATGTGGAAGGTCTGCTCCGTGGAGACTACGCCAGCCGCATGAACGGATACGCCACGGCAAGGCAGAACGG